ACACCCTGGTCGCCGAGGTGGTGATGGATCACCGGGGGTTGTAAGGATTGAAACCTATGTACCACCTGTTTATAACCAGACTATTTCAGCCTCTAACTCGTCAGGCGCGATCAGCTTTTCTCTTTCAGGTGGAGGCGCCAATACCAGCTTCTCATATAGTTATTCTGGAACCAGCAGTGGTTCAGGTAGTGGAACGCTCGATGGCTCTGGTGCGGCCTCTGTGACTGTATCTGGATTATCAGCTGGAAGCTATACCGTATCTGTCTCATTCTCAGACGGACACACTCGATCGGCCAGTGCTACAGCTTATCCTGTGGCCGGAACACTACTTTCTACTTATTGCGTGGGCTATGACAAGCATGGCACCTATGCTGATGGTTCAGGCGGTACCTACGATGCTCTCATTGAAGCCAATTCAGCTGACTGTGGTTGGAATCCACCTGCTAGGGGTACTCTGATCAGTACTTTCTGTTCAGGTTATGATCTCTATGGCACCTATGCTGATGGTAGCTATGGCACCTACGATGCTCTTATTGAAGCCAATTCACCTTCGTGTGGTTACAACGGAGGTGGCCATGGTGGTGGCACTTCATCGGGCTAAAATATTTTATTAGGATAAGTTATGTCAAATTTTTATTATTCAAGGGGCAGGGTAAGTACAACTATTCCGTGGTCTCGTCCAACCTACGAAAAAATACAAGCATATTGTTCTTACGTTAAAAATTCTACTGATATTTCCAGTAGATATCAACCCTATATAGTCAATGGATGTTTATATTGCCTTTCTACTACATGGGACTTAGATGTACACCTGGTAGGTACCATGACCGATCCTCGGCAGACAGAAGATGATTTAGATCTTTTGTTAGACATAGGATTAAATAAATTTGGTATGGTAATAGATGGTAAATTAGTTGAAAAACTCCGTCCGGATGTAACTGTTCAAAATATTTCTGATCCTAATTTTACCATTGACATTGTCAACAATATATTCGTAGATAACATAAAAAAAATTGTTGACGGCGTTGAAGTGATCAATGAACAAAAAAACGGAGAAAAATTAACTGAGAATTATCTATATCGCTATGATAAGGGTGCTTGGGGTATTGCATTAAAGAAACCTCACTTGGCTGGCGGTATTATGGCTAGCCCGGACAAGGTCATACGTCTCAGTATGAGTTTTGATGAGTTTCTTTCGATGCCTAAAGAACAGTTTTTTTCTATAACCAATTGTTATAACATTGTTGGTAATTCGACATGATAATAGGTATTTCTGGATTTATTAACTCAGCTAAAGATCGAACGGCTGATTATTTGGTAAAACATTATGGATTTGAAAAAGAAAGTTTTGCTGGCCTCCTAAAAGACTGTGTATCTGTGGTATTTGGATGGGATCGTGTGATGTTAGAAGGCACTAACCAAACAAGTAGAAATTGGAGAAATCAAGTCGATCCATGGTGGGCAGAACGGTTAGGTATTCCCTATTTAACTCCTAGATGGGTTTTACAGCATTGGGCAACAGAAGCATTGCGAGATCATTTTCATCAAGATATTTGGATAGCCGCATTAGAAAATAAACTTCGCAAAGTCGACTATAATTTAGTCATATCTGATTGTAGATTTCCTAATGAAATTGAAGCCATACGCAATCAAGGCGGCAAGGTAATTTGGATTAAAAGATTAACGCCAGAGTGGTATGATACTGCATTAGAAAGTAATTTATCTAAGGTCAATCAAATGGCTGTTAAGTATCCACATATCCATAAGTCAGAATGGGCCGTTTTAGGAATAGAGTTTGATAACACTATACAAAATAACGGAGATCTAGACTGGCTTCATGGAGAGATTGATCGTGTTGCAAAAGAGTTTGGATTGCCCCGTATGGTTTTATAGACTAGGGCAACCGACACCAAGGTAAGTTTAACACAGGTGGTTGTGGTGGTGGCGATAGTGGTGGTGGCACCGAATAATTTGCTTTTCCAATCTAACTGTGTTACACTTATATACTATGATAATTAGTATATATGCTCGGCTTCCCTACAGTAGACACAGAATTAGTTAAAGAAATAGAATGGACAGGTGATTCTGCCGCCTATGATATTGCGCTGAAAGCCCTTTCGGACGAAGATTGGTTCTTTGTGCTAAACCCCTGGGCCACTGATAAAGACATACATCATCATATTGAAGATATACCAGATGTTGATAATGCGGTTGTTTGGGTGCATGATGGCGAATGGATAGCCAAACTATTTCACTGCAATTGGAAACCGGCAGACGGTTTTAAAGAAGTTATACTCGATCGTCCTAGTTTTATTTGGCGTAAGAATCCAGATCTAGACAGGACCATGACCTTCATTGACGATCCGTTCGCCAAGTATCAGCCCGACCCCTGGGAAAGCAAACGAGAGCTGGTCTGGTTCATAGATTCAAGATTCAATCCACTAGAAGATCGAGTGTGGGCTATTAAATGCATACCGGCAGGAGTCCCTATCAAAGGCCTTAAGGAAATGGGAGAACTTACTCCTGATGTTAATATCGTCTACAATCCGGAACTACCCCAGTTGGATATCGACATTGATGATCTGTGTCCGCCATACTATGATCTAGCCAACGAAAATGCCTACAAGCTAGATCCTGTACATAGTCCATTTGAGGATATGTGGGTGCTAAAGTTTATTCCTGCCTACAGAAAACCTAAGCCATTGATTTGGATAGGCACCATAACTCCTACTGTGAAAGTAAAAAAGAATAAAGAGCTTCCGGGATTAGAATACGATTTAGCCTATGACATTCCTGCTAGTGATCTAGATTACGAACATGTGTGGATGCTAGATGAAAAGCATACAAAGAATGCTGTAGAACCTATCTGGGCAGTTAAGATGTCTGCGGTTAAAAAACCCAAAGGTACAAAAATAGTAGGGTCGGTAAGTCCTAAGTTGAATATAGAGTTTAATCCAGAGTGTAAAGGTATGTTCTTCAAGCCTATTGACTACGAGATACAACACCATGATTTTGAATTTAACCATGTATGGATGTTGCCCGAAGATTATTGCGGACAATGGCATACCTGGGCTGTTAAGATATCAGTTACCAAATTTGTCAAAGGCGATAAGTTTATAGGCGAAGTAGTTCCCGAGAGCGAGACTGTATACAATCCCGACCTAGCGCATCTTAAGTTGAATGTGTTTTACGAAATACCCTATTACGATAAAGACTTCGTACATGTATGGTATCTAGACTATAAGGCCGCGGGTAATGAAATGATCTGGGCCGCTAAGATGATAGCAGGTTCAGAAGCCTCGGGTGAAAAGGTCATGGGCTATGTTGTTCCGCAGTTAACAGATCAAATCGATATTGTGTTCATCAGTTACAAAGAGGCCAATGCCGAAGAGAACTGGGCAAGAGTATTAGAAAAAGCGCCGTGGGCCAAGCGTGTTAAGAATGTTACAGGTATATTTGAAGCACACAAGAAGGCTGCGGAACTAGCCACAACAGATGTATTCTATGTTGTCGATGGAGATGCTTACCTAGACGACAAATGGAAGTTTGATTACAATCCAGATTTATTTGAAAGAGATTGCACATTCATCTGGCATAGTCGTAATCCATTAACAGGTACGCATTATGGATATGGCGGAGTAAAACTTTTTCCTAGAAAGAGACTGCTCGAAGCAGACTCCTGGAATACATTAGACTTGTCTACAAGTACCTGTCCTAATATCAAAGTCATTAATAAAATCAGCAACACAACAGCCTTTAACACAGACGAAATGAGTGTGTGGCGTAGTGCATTTAGAGAGTGTGTTAAACTTTGCCATAACATGCAAGAAGAACCTAAGAACAAACAGCACAGTCAACGGTTACAAAAATGGCTAACTATTGATCCTGCACTGGAATTTGGCGAGTGTGCAGTAGATGGGGCAACCAATGCCGTGACATTTTACAATATGTTCAAGCATCTGCCAAAGAAGCTACAGGCCATTAATGATCGCAAATGGTTAGAAAAGAGATTTAAAGATTTTTACAAGCCTAAACAAGGGAAATAATGACAACCAAAGAACAAAGTCGGATAAACAAAGTTATCCCTATAATGAATAAAATTAGCCCTACATTCTGCTTGGCTAAATGGCATCATGTGACCCTATATTTGCAAACAGGCGAAACGCACAGTTGCTATCATCCGGCACCTCACAAGATTGATCTAAAAGAAATAAGATATAACCCTAGTGCTCTACATAATACCATGCATAAGAAATTAGAGCGCAAAGAAATGTTAGATGGTGTGCAGACTAAAGGATGTAAGTACTGCTGGAACATTGAAAACATGGGTCCGGATTATATCAGCGATAGACATATTCGTACTGCCAGCATCTACACAGAAGAGCGTATGAAGCAAGCCGCTAAAGGTCTATGGATACAGGATATTGATCCTGAGTATGTGGAAATATCATTTGGCAATGAATGTAATTTCAAGTGCGGCTATTGTCATCCTAAAGCCAGTAGTCGTTTCTATAATGAAATCAAAGAACACGGTCCTGTGACATCAGTTCAGAATCACCGCTGTGACATTGATTGGCTAAAGATATACGAGCGTGAAGAAGAGAATCCCTATGTGGATGCTTGGTGGAAATGGTGGCCTACAATGCGTAAGAGTCTTAACATTCTACGCATCACAGGAGGTGAGCCATTAATGCATACCAGCACATGGAAGTTGTTAAAGAGTCTCAAAGATGATCCAATGCCTAAGTTGGAATTAAACATTAATAGCAATCTAGGAGTCAAGCCTGCTCTAGTAGACAAACTGATTACAGAAGTTAATGATATTGTCGCAGTCAACGGAATGAGCAGATTTAAATTGTTTACTAGCATGGATACATGGGGGCCGCAAGCTGAGTACATTCGAACAGGTTTAGATTTAGATATATGGGAACGCAATATGGATGCGTTTCTAACACAAACAGGACAGCCGCTGAGTTTTATGATTACCTTTAATATTCTTAGCGTGGTAAAGTTCAAAGACCTGTTGGTTAAGATATTAGACATGCGTAGAAAATACAGTCAATATAACAAGACTACACATCTAAAGAATGTGTGGTTTGATACTCCTTATCTAAAGGAACCACTACAGTATGATATCAACATTCTGCCTAAAGCAGAGTTTATGCCCTATATGCATGATGCTTTGAAGTTTATGAAAGATAATGTTGAAGATAATGATCCTCACAAGTTTACCACAGTCGAGTATGAAAAGTTTCGTCGTGTGGTAGACTATATGCAGATAACAGAATATCCAGAAGAGCAAATACAACAAGGCCGTAAAGACTTTTATAATTGGTTTAATGAGTTAGACAGCCGCCGTGGAACAAACTTCTTAGAAGTATTCCCAGAGATGACCGCATTTTACAATATGTGCGAGGAAGCCAATGATTCAAGCGAATAAAGAAGCACTGCTGAAAAACAGTGATACATTCTGCATCTTTCCTTGGTTGCATTTTATGGTAACCCCTCCCGGTGATGTATATCCTTGCTGTGCGTCTGTATCTGCACCTGCACTAGGACAAATAGATTCTGAATCTACATTTGACACACTGGTTAATAACGATAATTTTAAACAGTTAAGAAAAGATATGATAGATGGTATCAAAAATGAAACCTGTCAGCTTTGCTACGATTTTGAAAGATATGGCCACAGCTGGAGGCACTGGGGTAATGAAAACTTCGGACATAGGATCGATGAAGTTATCAACAATACTGAGGAAGATGGTACAGTTAATAACTTTAAGATGCGTTACTACGATATACGATTTAACAATATCTGCAATTTTAAATGTCGTACCTGCGGCCCCGATTATAGTACATTGTGGGCACAGGAAGAAGGACTCAAAGATAAAATTTATAATCTAACTAAGACAACTAAAGTACTAGATGAATTTCTATCACATATTGATGATGTTGAGTTTGTATACTTTGCCGGCGGCGAGCCTATGATCACCGAGGATCATTACATTATACTAGAAGAACTGATCCGCAAAGGCAAAACAGATATTAAACTGAGATACAACACTAACTGTAGTGTATTGAATTATAAAGATAAAAGTGTTTTGGATCTTTGGAAAAATTTCAAACATATCGAAGTAGGTGCAAGTATTGATCATATTAAAGATCGAGCAGAGTATATCCGTCATGGTACTGACTGGGGAGTTATTGAAACTAATCTTAAAAAGTTTCAGCAATTAGATAATGTAGAACTGATGGTTAATACTGTCCTTAGTGTTTTCAATTATGTTACATTGGCCGATGTATACGGATACCTAATTAAGAATAATATTCTTAAAACAGATAGTTGGCATTTTAGTTTAATTACGACTCCTACTCCTGCTTACTTCGCGGCTACTACTCTGCCAACAGAATTCAAGGACCTTGGTAGATTGAACAATACCAATCTAGTCAATCAAATGTCCGGTCTGGGGTACACATCTCAGCTGAACCTAATAAACTCTGCCATTCAATTTACCGATTCTGTTGATAATTGGGATCAGCACGGCCCGGAATTTATACAACAGATTCTGAGGAAAGACGATGCTCGAGGAGAATCGTTTAAAAAGACATTTCCAGAATTGGCCTCCATGTTAGATTGGAAATCAAAGACCATATGGATAAAAACTTCTTGATATCAGAGAATAAAACATTCTGCATGTATCCTTGGATACACATGCATACAACCCCTACAGGCGATGCTAAACCTTGTTGTATTTCCAATTCACAATTAAAAATTGGTAATTCTAATGTTAATTCTCTGTCAGAACTGGTTAACTCCCCAGAAATGAACAAGATAAGATTGGATATGTTAGCGGGTAATAAAATTCCTTCATGCGAGGGATGTTATTATCATGAAAGTCATAAAATGCCTAGTGGTAGAACTCAGGCAAATCAAAACTATTTAAAATATTATAATGATGTTGTTCCTTTAACAAATACAGATGGGTCGTTAACAGAATTTAAAATGAGGCATTTTGATATTCGATTTAGTAATATTTGTAATATGAAATGCCGTACCTGCACCGAGGAATACAGCAGTCAATGGCAGTTAGAAAATAAAAAATTTAGAAAATCTTTTATTATTCAATCCAAAGGTAATAAAGATTTTCTACAAGAAGTATTAGATCAAATACCTAATATAAAGACAGCATATTTTGCAGGCGGTGAAACATTGATAACTGAAGAACATTATATAATGCTGGAAGAAATGCTACGCCGGGGCAGGGCTGATATCAAATTACGCTATAATACAAATTTAAGTACTTTAAAATATAAAGATAAAGATCTCTTAAAACTATGGAGTAAGTTTATCTGGCATATTGACATAGATGCCAGTATTGATCATTATGGTAAACGAGCTGAATATATTCGAAATGGTACAGTCTGGGCAGAAATTGAAGAGAATTTTAAAAAGCTACAGGCTATACCTAAAATTAAATTAGGTGTCAATACTGTCTTGAGTATTTTCAATGTGCTAACACTTGATGAATTTTATCAATACCTGTTCGATAACGGAATGTATAGATCAGGACATTTTACATTTGGGATTTATAAGATGACCAGTCCTGAGTATTTGACTGCCCTTGTATTGCCTAATAAGTATAAAGAAGATGCAATACACAGAATTAAAATATTGGTAAGTAATCTTCGCGAGAAGGGATTTGGCGCACCTATGATACGAGAGATACATCCTATTACTTCATGGATTAAGAGCGAAGATCATTGGGAATCTCAAAAAGATTTATTCAAACAAGAGATTTTAAGATTAGATACTATACGAAACGAAAACTTCGCTAACACATTTCCGGAGCTGGCAGAATTGCTAGATTTATAATGGATAAAGATAAAAACTCACTGATAAAAGAAAGCAAAGTATTTTGCATGTTTCCTTGGATGCACTTAAATGTAACACCCAAAGGTGATATCTATCCCTGTTGTAGTAACAACTATTCAGAACCGTTTGGTAATACCAAAACAATTTCATTGAAAGAAGCATTTAACAATGACAAGATGAAACAGTTGCGACTTAATATGTTAAACGATGTAAAAAGTGATATCTGCGACTTTTGCTACAAACATGAAGAAGCAGGTCCTTTTAGTTTTCGTACTTATAGTCTTGAACACTTTGGACAACGATTCGATGAAGTGGTTCCTACCACACAGGAAGATGGTACTGTAGAGGATTTCAAAATGCGATACTTTGATATCCGTTTCAGTAATATCTGTAACTTCAAATGCCGTACCTGCGGTGCAGAGTTCAGCAGCCAGTGGGGTGCCGAAATGAACAAGAACCATGATAAGAATCATCCTATCGTTATACATGCAGATGACGGTAAAGGGGATCTACTCAAAGAAGTCCTTACTCATGTTGAACACATTGATTTGGCTTATTTTGCGGGCGGCGAACCGTTGATTACTGAAGAACATTATGTTATACTTGAAGAAATGATTCGTAGGGGTAGGACAGATGTAACACTACGATACAATACTAACGCAAGTAATATCAAGTACAAAGGCCATGATATATTAGATCTTTGGAAACACTTCAAGAAAGTAGAATTAAGCTGTAGTGTTGATCATTATGGCGAGAAAGCAGAGTTCTTGAGACACGGAACTGATTGGGGACAGGTAGAAAGTAATCTATTGACATTCAGGGCTGTTCCTTATATCAGTTTCCAAATCAATACAGTTTTTAGTATTTTTAACTATTTGACTATTGGAGAATTTTACAACTATCTAATAGAAAAGAATATTGTTAGATCCGGTGATTGGTACCACAGTTTATATTTGGCAGTACATCCTAGTTACTATTGTGCTAAGAGTCTACCGTTACATTTGAAGCAGGTAGCCAAAGCTAAAGCAGAAGCATTTTGTAATAGTAGAAAGACAACACATCAGGTTTTAACAAGACTCGTAACAGATGCAATTAATTTTGCAGATAATGACCATACATGGAAAGACAACAAAGATACATTCTTCCTACATACAAATTCTATAGACAGAATCCGTAGCGAAGACTTTATACGAACATTTCCCGAATTGGCAGATTTAAAAATTTAACGGATACATATGAAAGAATCAACTAAACTAATTCAAAAAGGCAAGCATTTTTGTGTCCTGCCCTGGATACATTTCCATGCCTGGCCCGACGGTAAAGTCATGCCCTGCTGTGTCGCAGATAGTAACATGCCCGTGAGTCAAATTAAACCAGAAGAATCGATTCTGGAAATGATGAACAGTGAACAATACAAAAAAATGCGTGTCGACATGCTAAACGACAAGCCATCTAAAGAGTGCAAGAGATGCTACGATCTAGAGCAAATTGGTACATGGACCATGCGTCAGAGCCATAACATGCGCAGAGGTATGCAGTATAGGGATCTTATCGAAGCCACTAATCCGGATGGTAGTATTGACGAGTTTAAGATGAAGTACATGGATATTCGTTTCAGCAATGTCTGTAATATGAAATGTCGTAGTTGCGGTCCTAGCTGTAGCAGTCTTTGGGCAGAGGAGATTGTCAAGAACCATGGAGAAGAACATTACCAAAAGTATTTCCATACTAAGAAAATCGTTATCAATAATAACGAAGACCAAAAGTTTATGGCCAAGCTAACTCCTTATCTAAAGGATGTAGAAGAAGTATACTTTGCTGGCGGCGAAATTATTATTACTCCCGAACACTACGAATGTCTTGACTATTGGGTAAAGAACAATTTAACTGATCAAGTTGAATTAACCTATACCACTAACTTTAGCGTACTCAAATACAAAAACAAAGATTTGATTAACTACTGGAAGAAGTTTCCTAAACTAAAGATATGGGCTAGTCTGGATGCCGAAGGCGATCTCGCTGAGATGATGCGTAAAGGCACAGATTGGAAAAAGATTCTAAAGAATCTAAAGCGGGTAAAAGAACTTGTTCCACATGCAGAGTTTCAGATCACCCCAACTATCAGTATTTGGAATGTGTTCCAATTTCCTAAGTTCTTTGACATGCTAGTCGAAAGTGGGTATGTTGATATTGAAGGTGGCGGCGCTTATAATGTGCCTCGCTTCAACCTGGCGACACATCCTTGGTATGCTAACATTATGATTCTACCAGAAGGTACAAAGCAACATCTCAAAGAACTATATCAGGCCTATTCGGAGAAGTACGATAAAGGATCCTTCAATGGATTTAAAATGGTACACTACAATTTAGAAATAGGTGGAGAGAACAAAGGCGGAATCCTTGAATTTGAAAAGTTCAACGACGAATTAGATAAATTTAGAAAAGAAAATCACCGAGCAATTATCCCCGAAATCAACGAGGTCTACAAATGGGCAAAAACTTAATATCAATCGAAGTACCAGATCCCTATCTGGCGGTAACCTGGCAGGTTAATAACTACTGTAACTTTAAATGTAGTTACTGTAATCCGGGTAACTATAGCGGCACCAATGCTAACAATGGAAATCTAGATCTCTATATCAAGAATCTAGAATCGATTATTACAAAATATCGAGCTATTGATTACAAGAATTTTAAGTTCTTTTTTAGTGGCGGTGAGCCCACAGCATGGCGTAACTTTATTCCAATCTGTGAATGGCTTAAGAATGAAGTACCCAACTGTACTCTTGCAGTTAATACTAACTTGAGTCGCCCATTAAACTGGTGGAAGAAATACTATCATCTGTTTGATGATATCGTTGCTAGTTTTCATATCGAGTTTGCCGACAAAGACAAGTATAAAGAGAACAGCATCTTTTTATGCGATAAGGTCAACTACCTATCAACTAAAATGTTGATGCACGAAGAACGCTTCTGGGAAATTGTTGAGTATGCGGAAGATCTCAAAGATGTAATGCCCAATTACTTTATTGAGTGGACTCCTTTATTCGACGAGATGAGTGTACATGCCAAGCCTTGGGAATATACAGATCCCAAGATGAAGCGTTTCATTAAATCTCATAATGTTGAAATGAATTATACAATTCCAAAGCCCTACAAGGATACTACCTGTGCCAGTTGGAGTAGATTTGACGACGGCACATTCATTCCGACTAACAGCAACGAAGTTATCGTTAACAGCCAAAACTTCTTTAAGGGCTGGCAATGTAAAGTAGGAGATGCTCTGTTTATTAATCCTGTAGGCGATATGAGCTTTGCCAGCTGTGGTCAAGGTGGCTATGTAGGTAATATTTTGCGAGATGTAAGTAGAGTAGGTCCTAAAGAAATTACCTGCTATAAAGATCATTGTCATTGCGGTACTGATATTATAATTCCAAAATACATTCCTATAAATAAGGTATGAACCCCATTAAAATAGTATATAATTGGATAGGGCCTAATGGCCCTATCCCTAATACAGAAACTCCGAATCTGTTGAATCTAGCAGGTGTCATGTCCGATGTACAGGTACGATCTACCAAGTTCTGGGCCGACGATATTTGGCATAAAATCTTTATTAAGAATCCTGAACATTTTCAACTGTCGCCGGCATTTCCTATAAATGCAGATGATGTCTTTATCTATCCAATGTATGTGAGCTGGAGGATAGACTTTGAAAAGTACTTTTTAAAAGATAACGGGATTTTAGAGTTTGGTCATGTGCCAACCCATATTATACATCATGTTAGAACGCACAAGGGCTATTTCTTAATTGAGATGGCGGCAGAAGCCTATGTGAGATGGAACCATTTAAATGCGTTACATACATATTTTATCCATAATCAAATTCCTCTAAATAAAATTATATACCTAACGGGATGCATGAATCCAGACGATGTATACTACAATATTGCACCTCTTGATGCAGAAAAAATAAATCTTATCACATTTCCAGTTTCACAAGCATCCCTTGCTTCACACCTAACTTCTGTTCCCCCTCCCGAGGAACCAGCCTATCCTGTCGATTTTATACCAGAAAAGAAATTTCTAATGTGGAATCGTAGATATCGTCGTCATCGATATGCTTTGGCTTTGATGATGGAACAACTTGGGTTAACTGAAAAGAATTATATCAGTATGCCGCTAGTGTCAGATGAGAATTCAGAAAAGTTTCTTGACAAGATAGATTTTGAATTTCTAAGGCATATAGGCATAGGTGCCGATACAGTCGCAAACTTTGTGGCTAAATTACCATTGGTGCTAGATGGTGAAACTGATATACAAAAAATGTGCAGTGATTTTGATAATGCCACAAGGCCATTTTATCAGAACAGTCTAGTAAGTATTATTACAGAAACTAACTTTGACGATAATGAACTTACATTAACTGAAAAATCATTCAAGCCGATGAAGGAAAAACATCCCTTTATCATTGTAGGTGTGCCAAATGCATTGAAATCGTTAAAGAGTTTAGGATATAAAACATTCAGTGATTTTTGGAGTGAGGACTACGATAGCATTGCTGATCATTGGGATAGAGCCAAAGAGATCATGCGTGTCTGTAATGAAATTGCTCAGTGGGACGATAACAAAATACGAGACTTTAGAGTAAAAGTCAAAGATATATTAGATTACAATTATAATAATCTAAAAGTAGATGGAGCGCATTTTGCTTATCAAGAAGTTCTTAAAATTATAAGAGGCAATCAATGAGTAGAATATTAGTATGCGGTGGTGGTGGTTTTATAGGAACACATCTTGTCAACAGTCTAAAGTCTCAGGGACATTATGTAGTAGCAGTAGATCTACACAAACCATTATATAGCGAGACTACGGCTGACAAGTTCTATGTAGAGGATCTAAGAAATCCACTTGTTGTAGATAATATAATGCAAGATGATTTTGATGAAGTATATCAACTTGCGGCCGATATGGGAGGAGCAGGATATATATTCACTGGCGAACATGATGCAGATATTATGCACAATTCTGCCATGATTAACCTTAATGTATTAGATTCGATGAGAAAGTACGGAGTGAAAAAAGTACTCTATACCTCTAGTGCCTGTGTCTACCCAGAACGCAATCAACTAGATCCTGACAATCCAAATTGTGAAGAAACCAGTGCTTACCCTGCCGCACCTGATAGCGAGTACGGCTGGGAAAAACTATTCAGCGAACGCCTGTATATGAGTTATCGTCGTAACTATGGAATAGAGTGTCGTATCGTTAGATTCCATAATGTCTTTGGTCCTTTAGGCTCTTGGAATAACGGAAAAGAAAAAGCTCCGGCAGCTCTGTGTCGTAAGGTATTGATGGGCAATGAAATTGAAGTATGGGGTGACGGTAACCAAACTCGCAGTTTTCTTTATATCAAAGATGCTATAGAAGGCCTACATAGAGTCATGGATAGCGATTTTCCTTATCCAATTAATCTTGGAAGTGATCGAATGATTTCCATAAACAATTTAGTTTTGTTGATTGCCAAGTTAGTAAACAAAGAGGTTACAATCAAACACATTGTAGGACCAAGAGGTGTTATGGGCCGCAATAGTGACAACACTCTTATCAAACAACGAATTGGTTGGGCTCCACCTGATAGTCTAGAGCAAGGATTAATAGAGACCTACCAATGGATACAAACACAGATAAAGTAATTTCCGCATATTTCCTCTATTGTCATTCAGGACATTCTGACGGATGGCAAACTGAAGCAGAAGAAATTAAAACGCTAAACCCGGACAAGATTGTCTGCTGGTGTTCTCAAGAAATAGAGTACTGGAATATATTCAGTAGTTTCTTCGAGACTATGTCTAACTGGTTGGAACAAAATAACAAGATAATCAATCTTATCACACCCCACCTTGACGGGGTATATGTTCGTTCTAGGGTGTATGCCGAAAAGACAACAGGTTACATAACAGATTTTGTATATTACTACTACCTGAATAATATAGAAAAGGCAAATCAGGCATATCCTAGACCAGCTAATTCATTCGACGATCGTTTTCATACACTATATACCTGTTATATTAATACGCCCCAGTATCATAGACAATTAATGATAGACAGTTTAGCTAGAGATAATCTGTTGCAGTATGGTATTGCAACATATAGATACCCTGAAGCTTCTGTATGGAAATATCATAACGGCTCCAGATTAATGGACGAGCCTGATTTTGAATTACATAACGGAATACACTCCCCTAATCAGTTTCCCGAAAGTTTCCATAAAGGGCTGTTTGACATAGTATGTGAAAGTAGATATAGCCAGGGTGAATTCTTTGTTACTGAAAAGACTTTAAAAAGTATTATGTTGTTTAAGCCCTTTATACCATTAAGCTGTCAGGGTTACCAAAAATATCTAGAAGACGAGTTCGGACTATTACCATATACAGAAATATTTGATTATACATATGATCAATATAATTCAATACCAGGTAGAGTAGATGGAATTATAGATAATGTCAAACGTCTTAACTCTCTTAATATAAATGAGAGAGTGTCCTTATATAATAGGCTAATACCTAAACTGGTCTATAATAAAAATAGAATTATTGAAACATTTTTTAACAAGAATAAAATATTTCCAGAATCATTAAAGTTCTTAATTGATGGAACTAAATTTAAATTGCAGGGGTGTCCTTGGATACCTGCAATAACCTACGGAAAAGAAATGGGTTGGATATATGAATAAACATATTATAGGAATAGGGTGTAGTTGGACACAAGGCGAAGGTGCTTACCCAGAACATATATGGAAAGAATGTAATGGACGAGCACAAATAAGACATAAACCTGACGAAAGTCGCAGAGCCTATGAGCATGAATACAGCTGGGTAAATGTCCTATGTAAAGAGCACTTTGCAGATCATACTCCTATTAATTTAGGTGTTAGGGGCATCGGTAATCGTGCGGCAGTTAAACAGTTATATTTCTGTGATACAGTGGACTGGGATAATAGTACAGGGTATATTGTGTTAATGCTCAGCGGGTTTGAAAGGCAAGACTTTTTCAATAAAACTCCGACGGGTGAAAATAACGAAAATCATTACGATGGATATTCATCTATAGGATATAGACATTATAAATGGCGTACCATGTGGCCTTTCCCGGATCATGGCGGTGCTGAAGAACCTCTATGGAGAATATATGGGACCATGTTATGGAGTGAACAATTTGTAGCATCAGAAACCATGATGGCTCTATTAGAATTACAGGCATTTTGTAAGGCACACAACTATAAAATGATTGTGGCCAATGCTTTCAATCAGCATTTTCCTTTAGGTAGCGACAATTATCTAAAACAATATACCACAGAGAAACTACATAGTAAGTTCGATTGGTCTAGTTATCTTCATACACAAACTGATTATGTAGCGATGGTACAAAAACTTGTACAACTTGACGGGATTATTAAACCAGAAGACTGGGGATCCTTTTATGGTGCATATGAAAAATTAGATTGGCCTGCGACCTACATAACCAACGATGTGCATCCTACAATTGAAGGATATAGAGTTATCGCCTCAGAGCTGGCTAAGTTTATGAAAGCTCGTTGATGGCAACTACATTTTTTATCAATCATGGATTAAGTGATTCTTTGCCTTCAGTTAATGAATTACGAAGTATTCTTATGAATATTATTCAACAAGTTGATAGAAAATTTTCTCATCAAAGAAACTTTGTTGTTAATACAACATGGATTGATCACTATGCTGGTCAGTTAAAATCTGATTACCAGCAGTTTGGACATATAGATAATCTGTTTTTAATAGCACCATTAGATGAAATGATTTCAGATATTCCGTTACCAGAATATGCTTGTAATATAATTAAAATAGGTTCCATAGTTGATGACGACCAGTCTCATAATCATATTAATTTTTCTTCTATCATTGTAGATAAGATTTTTAAAAAGTATACAGAAGAAGAATTGGTATTATCAGATGATCCTACTCCGTATCTCTGTTATAATAACAAGCCTCATAGACATAGACAGCTATTAGTACATGAATTAACTAAGCGAAGTATATTAGATCGCGGCGTAGTTAGTCTCGGTCCGGCAGAAACTTATCTCTACGAAGGATTAGTTGAATTATCCGCAGGAGATGATGCTGTGGTATTCCATGGAGATTACCCTTGGTGTAAAGAAGATGCCTATACTTTGGGAGATATGAATATATGGCGTAATTGTTTTCTTAATGTGGTAAATGAAACAGGTGAATCTAGCAAGTACCATATAACAGAAAAAACTTTTAAACCTATATTAGGACTACGCCCATTTATCCTTAACGCACACCCTTATGTAACAGAATATTTAAAGTCAAAAGGTTTTTATACTTTTGATGACTACTGGAATCGCTGGGCAACATTTGACAGGATCAACCCACACGACATCGTTCGCAGATGTAATGCGATAACAGATATAATTGAAGGGATATGTAGATTAAGTTCAGTAGAAATAACAGACATGTATCAAGACATGTTGCCTAGACTATTACATAATAGAAACAGGTTTGCAATACATGCTCGAGAACAACAACAATTTTTGGATACCATATGTACCTAAAAAAAGTTCATACACTAATTGTCAATCAATGGGATATGCACGACTTTGTTAGTGTAGATGATGTTATGAGCGAAATACGATACAACGCTGTCAATAGAATAATATGGTTCGCTCCTACAGAATACGAAACATGGTTTGATACTAAGTTTGTTGAATATGTTAATCAGCAACAGATCAAAATGGAATTGGTTTACGGATCTGCCGATACAGGTAATGGATATTATGATCAGTTCAGGAACTTGTTTGATCGTATGGACATACATTTCTGGCCTACATTCTTATTTCACTATACCTATTATGATCTTATGGAAACTAAACAATTAGATCCCGTTAGAGAGTATCATAAGTTTAAGTATCCTTTTATTACAATGATCCGACGAGCAAATCCGCATAGAAGTAGGTTAATGGATGTACTGGCCAGAGAAAAACTGTTAGATAAAGGATGTTATTCTTGGGCTAATATAAATGCCCAACCTAAAGATTTTCAATACTTCGACCATACTAAGGTAGTTCTATTACATAAAGGGGGTGATTGGTTATATAACAATACCTATGCAGATACTACAGACGAATTCTACAGTTCGCTAGTACATGTTGTCCCTGAAACAACTACCGATGTATTTTTTATAACTGAGAATACCTTGTCTCCTTTGTTCATGAAAAAGATACATGTTACACTGGGAGTGACCGGATTCGCTAAACAATTAGAACAGTTAGGCATTAAGAAATTTAAAGGGATTGATTATGCCTTTGATAATGTTGAGTCAATGCCCGATAGAGTTGAAGAATTGGTAAAAAGTATACAGCCGGTACTAGATTGCTCATTAGAAGAATTTTACCAAATGAATAAAGATATAGTAGCAGAGAATTTTTCCACAGCAATGGACATAATAAATACTGATAAACATGCTCCGGACATTATAAAAGAAGTAAAAGATATAGTCGGAAACGGTTTCCAAGATAGATGTAATTTTAACAAGACAAATATATGATGGAACAATTTAACAGCAATCATTTTTTGATTGTCGACGATTTCTTAGAAGAAGACGATATATATGCGTTAGAGCAGGAAGCAAATAGTATACCCGACCAACAGTGGAAATCTTTTAAGAGAAACAATACACAGTTTAAAGAGTGTTTAGATCTAGAAGTATTGCCCGAGTGTACACAGCTACTAGAAAAACTACATAGTGCAAAGTTTTTAAGATGGTTAAGTTCTGTAACAGGAATAGAAAACCTATTACCAGACCCGTACCTCATTGGCGGGGGATATCTAAAGTCGAACCGCGGCGATGTGTTAGGATCACATTTAGATTTTAATTGGAATGATACAATTAAAATGTACAGACGCTTGACACTTACGATTTATCTTACCTCCGATTGGCAATCCGAATGGGGAGGTAATCTCTGTTTCTTTGATGAGCAGAATCAAAACAAGATCGCAGAAATAGAATACAAATACAACAGGGCAGTTCTGTGGAAGGATAGAGAGTTAAACTTTCATGGGTACCCCGATCCATTAACCTGCCCTGACTCGGTTTCTAGGAAAGCATTTTTGTTATTTTATTACACTAATGAAACCTCTAGCCCACTGGAATCCAATCCACCTCATAGGAGTTTATATTGGTATGATAGAAACAACAATTCTCCCTACGACATTCGACAATAAGACTATCAACGATCCTTGGGATTATGTAGATCTATTTGAAAAAACAATAGCAGAATACGCAGGTTCGCAGTATGCTATAGCAGTAGATTGCTGTAGTAACGCATTGTTCCTAGCATTGAAATATTATCATGCTGAAGGAACAACTGTTAAAGTTCCAAAGAGAACCTATGCCAGTGTACCTATGCAGGTTATACATGCAGGTGCCAGGATACAATGGACTGATGAGTTGTGGGACGGAATATATACTTTAGATCCTTTTCCTATAGTAGATAGTGCAGTTCGTTTTACCAAAGACATGTATGTTAGAGACTCCTTGATGTGTTTGAGCTTTCAACATAGGAAAAGACTAAACATAGGAAAAGGTGGAATGATCTTAACAGATGATCGATCGTTTGTCAATTGGTGTCGCCCAATGATCTATGATGGCAGACATCGCGATGTGCTATACAAGGATGATGACCTATCTTGTATAGGATACCATATGTATATGACTCCCGAGCAGGCTTACCGCGGATTATTAATCTTCCAAACTTTGCCAGACGTAAATACGGATACAGAAAAATCTAGTAATTACAGAGATCTTAGTTTAGAACACATTTTTAATCCCTATGTACAGAGTTAGTTTTGTAAACCCCAATTTCCAACAGGGCCCTAAAGAATTTAATGCCTATTATCTTCCCTATAGCGCAGGAGTTCTTTGGAGCTATGCCTATCAGTTTCCGGAAATAAGTTCTCAGTTTGAGCTAGGTGATTTTATATGGCGCAGAGATAATATCGATCAAGCAGTTGCACAATTAAAAGATCATGAGATCGTAGGGTTTAGTACCTACATCTGGAATAAGAGCTATAACTATGTGCTGGCCAAGAAGCTAAAAGAAGCCAACCCCAACTGTTTGATATTGTTTGGCGGTCCCGAACCCCCTATTGAAAAAGCAGAGTTCTTCGAGCTGTACCCGTTCATTGATATTGCTATCAAACAAGAGGGCGAACTAACATTTAAAGAGCTACTTGAACATTACCCAGATCGCAGTTTTGAACAAGTTCCTGGCCTGCTGTTAAATCGGAATGGTGCTGTATTTGAAACAGCTAAACGAGACCGCATAGATAACATTGATACCATACCTAGTCCTTATCTAACAGGGGTGTTTGATAAACTAATTGCGGACAATCCTGATGTTGAATGGAACACAGTATTGGAAAGTAACAGAGGCTGTCCTTATCAATGTACATTTTGCGACTGGGGTAGCTTAACCTATAACAAGGTCAAGAAGTTTGATCTAACTCGTGTCTGCGACGAGCTAGAATGGATGGCCAAGAACGGTGTAGGATTTATCAGTATTGCAGATGCTAACTTTGGTATCTTCCCCGATCGCGATACTATTATCGCAGACAAGCTAATCGATATACAAAAGCGTTATGGATTACCTAATGCCTATACCATCAGCTGGGCAAAGAATCAAAAGAAAGAAGTCCTAGAGATTGTTAAGAAACTGGTAGAGAATGGTGCTCGTCAGGGCCTAACTGTAAGTGTACAGAGTCTAGATGATAATGTATTAGAAATCATCAAGCGTAAGAATTTAGGTATTAATCAAATTGAAGACATATTTGAACGCTGTGATAAAGAAAACATTCCTGTTATCACAGAATTAATACTAGGGCTTCCTGGAGAAACTCTGCGTAGTTGGAAGGAAAACTACTACAGATTATTTCGTGCCAATAACCATACAGGCATCACTACCTATAACGCACAGATATTAGAAAATGCAGAACTTAACCTAAGTCAGCGCAGATTGTACAAAATTGAGTCCGCGGTAGTTAGAGATTATCTATGCGGTGCTAACAATGAACACGATCTAGAAGAAGGTGTTGAGATTATCAAAAGCACCAGAGACTTACCATACGCTGATATGTTAGAAGCCATACTGTTTACATGGTATATGAACACATTCCATATAAATGGACTTAGCAACGTCATCAGCAGATTTGCCAATAAGCATGCAGGAGTAGACTACAAGGACTTCTACGAGGATCTTTACCGATACCTGTTAACTGATCCTTGGTTTAATCAGCAGATGTCGGAGACAAAGGCCTACTACGAAGAATGGTTTACCAACGGTAGTATTACACATCCTAAAATTGGCACGACTGATGTGTACGGAATGAACTTAGGACAGAGAACGAGTATTGCTATTCATGCAGAGAACCAGTATAATAATGTTTTTAGTCTGTTAGAAAATTACTATAGACAGAAGTTTCCAGAACATGAAAAATATATTGATGATCTTTTTACTGTTCAAAAGAACTACTATATACGGTATGACGAGATAGCTAACTATCCAAAAACTTTGACTATTAGAAATAACATACTAGGTTACATACAAAACAATGATGTGTTGGAATCGACTACAGAATACTTTTTTGAGTTCTATGAGGATAAGTCTATGAGCTTAACTCGATTCTGTGAGAGCCTTTGGTTCGGCCGCCGCCGTAATTTTGGAAAAGCCTATGTGTCATATAAGACTATATGAAAAGATTAGTTGTCACCGGCTGTAGCTTTACCAGATTCGTGCCCGAGCTTACTTGGCCGGTATTCCTAACCACTAACTTTGATGAAACCTATAACTATGCCGCTCCCGGTGCTGGCAATGAATACATCTTTCATAGTCTGATACAAGCAGATACTGAACTCGGCCTAACCCCCGAAGATACTGTTATCATTCAGTGGACCGGATATTTTAGATTTGATTATTTTAGAGACGAACACGATCATACTCGTTGGATAGGTAAGGGAGATTGGTCGCACTGGGCCGACACCGACTTGATGCCTTATCTTAACGAAAAAGGTGCCATAAGAAAAACACTACAGTATGTGCTAATGGCCAAACGATATCTCGAAGCAAAGGGTATTAGGTATAGATTTACATCTTTGTATGATTTACGAGATATACCTCAATACCCAGAGTATCGTCCTATCATAAATGAAATGTATCAGGATCACTTTGTTTACCCCCGGGGTATGACAGGTGAGTATCATATGTTAAAAACAACACGGCAATGTTATCCGCATTTTGGAGGGCACCCTCCTGCAGGAGCACATCTTATATTTGCACAAACATTTGCCCAAAGTCTAGGTATAGATATTGGAACACATCATGTTGATGATATAGACCTGTTGATTAAGAATGACCAACGATATCACGAATTATACTATAAAGTATCCAGTCATCCATTATATCACAGCACTGTTAAAAATCTAACAAGAAGAAACAACGAACAAGTATCTGCTGAAATATTAACCTACTTTCCGGATTCATTAGAGAATCTTAAGAAAATACTTAGAGACAGTTTTACAGATTAAATAGAGCACAACGGAGATTAGATGGATTTTAACTTAAAAGCACTTGCTAGAGCACACGCCGAAGCTAAGGAAAAGCCTCCAGAAGATGTAGCTGATGCTAAACATCTTTCTATGATGCAGGCTATCGCTCCATATGCCAAGAAAACAGAGCAACGGAATGTAACCCCAGTCTATATTGATTACAAGACTAGGAAGACCAAGCTGGTCTTGGCATTATTGCCGGAATGGGCACCCATGTTTCCACCGTTTAATCTAGCTAGACTAAGTGGTGTGGCAAAAACCGCAGGTTATGAAACACATATTTTGGATGTTAATATTCGAGCATTCAACAAATATAGAACAGAGTGGCAACCACAAAATCGTTTGCCTTTTAGACTATGGGACCCTAGTGCTAGTTGGCATTGGATGGGTGATACCTACTTAAATGATATCCACCCTGTGCTTGAACCAGTTCTGCTAGAAGCAATAGATGAAATAGTTGCACTGCAACCAGACGCTGTAGGCTTTAGTATCTATTACATTAATGAAGCTCCTACACAGTGGGTATGCCAGGAATTAAAGAAAAGACTGCCTAATGTAAAAATTCTAGTAGGCGGCAGTAATGTACAAAAGAGCTGGTTTGAAATTAAACCTTATTACGATTATGTTGTAAGCGGTGAAGGTGAACAGGTTATCTTGAATGTGTTAGAAGAAATTGAAAATGGTGTAGTACACAGTGAACCCCAATATCTAACACAACCCGAAGACCAACGAATCAACTTAAACAATCTACCCTTGCCGGATTACGAAAGTATTGACTTTAATCAATACGAAGTCCCTAATGGAGTCAACAGCGAGATCAGTAGAGGATGTACCGCCAAGTGTACATTCTGTGAAGAAACACACTTCTGGAAATATCGTCAGCGACAGGCTGTTGATTTAATCACTGAGGTCGAATGGCTCTACTACAATAAAGGTACAGATATCATATGGTTTATTGATAGTCTAGTCAACGGTAATGTAAATGAGCTTCGTGCATTTGCCAAGGCAGTAGTCGCTAAAGATCTAAAGATACATTGGACTGGCTATGCTCGCTGTGATGGTCGTATGGACCTTGAATACTTTAAAGACATCAAAGCCGGCGGCTGTATTATGTTAAACTACGGTATTGAATCAGGTAGCCAAAAGGTACTCGATGATATGGCCAAGGGAGTAACTGTTGCAGAAATGGAGCAGAACTTCCGTGATGGTAGAGAAGTAGGAATCTTTGCGGCGACTAATTGGATCGTGGGCTTTCCTACAGAAGACCTACAGGACTTTGCCGACAGCATGACGTTCTTGTGGCGCATGCGTAACATGAATATTAACAATATTGGAGCTGGTGTTGGCTACGGATTAGGTCCAGAAACTATCATTGGGCAAAATACGCACAAATTTAATATAAGTGCTCAGAAGTATCAAGGACATTGGATTACCAAAGACTTTACCAAAGGTGGTACCCATGTAATGAGTCGTGTTAAGACCTTCCACATGTTTATTGACTTCATGGTAGGGTGTACTAGGGTGCCGTTTGGATACCCTATAAGATTTGCGCTGGCAAAAGATCATTATGCAATACTCTTAAATGATACACGCACTATAAAAGAAATTGAATACGAAAAATTTGATTATAATATCATTAAGACAAATATAAATCCTTTTGCCGACACGCTGGTGAATGAAATGTGGCCGTTCTTCCGTATGCTGTGGCGCACTCGCGGAGGATATACAGCAGAAGTCAAATTCAATCCGGAGATTGATTTGAGGGAATTCGGTAGTCAGTTCGGACCGGGAATGTATAATGCGTTATTTAGGTTTATGATCTCCGATGCAGGGGAATGGAGTGCAGACTTTGATATTGAATACAATCAAATAGATAATCCATTCGATGAAAGAGAAAGACCTCCAGTAGGCCGCAAAGGCCCTTTCTATGCTCAGGACTATAGCCGTATGATGAGCAATACTGCGGCCCGAGCTCGAAGATTAGCCAAGCCCAAGTGGTCTGTAGAAATTGGTCGAAGTGATACCGACTTCCATGAGTTGTTGATGGAAGAAGATCTATTAAACAAAACAATAGATTTTTCTTTTAAATATCATTATCAAGGGTCTGGTGTGTGGAGTGAAAACACGCACGAAATTGAAGTACCTAATGTTAGTGCGATGGATGCTATTCCGGAAAAGCAGGACGGGCAGTTTTCCGTTTCATTAATTCCAATCTCGGAAATAAAAAGAGCAACTGCAAAGTTGGAAGAATAATGAAAAAAATAATGCTAATCGCGGGGTGTAGTCATGCATCGGGATCGGAAATAGATGGTACTCCTGACAGCAAGTATAATAGAGAAAATAGCTTTGGCAATGTGTTGGCCAATAAGATGGGATACGAAGCTGTCAACATAGCAGTATCTGGATCTACTAATCCTAGTATTGCTAGAAGTATCTTAGAATGGTTCTATCAAAATTATAATCCCGATACTATGGAAGTATTTGTTGTAGTGGGATGGACGGAAAGTACTCGTATCGAAATTCCATCTGATAGACCACATTGGTATAATGATATGAATAAAAGCAGTGATTGGTTTCCGACTTCGGCTATCAATTATTTGAGAATTAACCAAGGCTATCCGGGAGCCAATGACTGGGAACGAGAATTAGTAAAATATTATCACGAGTTCATAGTTAAGAATTTAAAGTATTTAGAAATTACAAGTGCAAATCTAGTACTACAAATTGAGTATTTTTTAAAAATGCACAAGTTAGATTATGTCATGTGCAATACCATGCACATGTTTGACAATAATGGCCATTTGAGATTTTACCTTGATAAAATTGACAAGACACGATATTATAATTTAGAAGATACTTCTCAGGATTTTTACTGGAAATATAGAAATGCAGGCTATGAAAATCCTAAAGCACAGTATTGGCACCATAATGAAATTCCACACCAATTATATGCTGACGAACTACAGAATTTTATCTTGTCCAATCGTAGTGGAATATCTCAGTAGATTTACGATCATATGTAACAAAATCTTTACATGTAATAAAATCGTTTGTAACAACTTTTATTTCTCCGTATAAAGAATTAATCTGATTGTATGCGTAACTAGCAATAACTTCCTGAGCTTCTACTCCGTCATGTTTGCAGGGAAGTTTTGGAAGTTCCTGAACTAATCTTCCGAAACTGTCTACATGATGTCGGTCATAGGCAAACTTTATCATTTCTTGGTATCCAGGTTCGAGTAATGGATCAACTTCTTCTCTATAGTTAAAATCTATACAGGTATAGTCAGACATTATATAGGGAATATTATATAAATTGAAAAGCGACTTCAAGGAAGTTTTATATGCCAAAGTCTCTTTATTAAATATTTTGTCGTTGTAATGAATATACATTGCTCGCTGATGCTCGTCGAGATTGTCTGGTGTGAGCGGATTAGCTACAATACGGTACCTTTTAATGTTTTCTTCATACCATGCTTCTCTTCTAAAAAATTGACTCCAGGCTATAACTATAAGAGGTTTACTGCCTGTAGGCAAATTTTGAAAGACATATTCAAAGGTCCGACGATGTATCCTGTCATTTCCAGAACCCGGTATTGCTAAGTTAACGAGTGGTATGTTAAACTTATTAGATAGTAGTTTAGGCCATGCCTGAGATCTATTGTCAGGTAAACCTTGACCAAAAGTCCAACTACATCCGTTGGTTACTAGGTGAGTGATTTCTGTCATTATGTATGTATTTAACAATAAATAGAATAGATGAGATTAACATTAGGCGAACATAGAAGAATTTTTGTGTACGGTGACAGTTTTGCCGGAAACTACGGCCCTCTTATGACCTGGCCCAAGTTGGTGAGAGAAAAAATTGGTATTCCTATGACCAATCGTGCAGTACAGGGTAGTAGTACTGAGTATGCTATGCTACAATTTTACAAAGATATTCCCAAAATAGGTATTGATGACATTGTTATTTTTATCATGAGTAATGTGGGTAGACTACACTTTAAAAGACATGCAACTGATCCGTCCTCTGCGTCGGTTTTGGCTCAACACCTGGGTGGTGTTGTTAATCTGGATACTTGGAACCTTAAAAATAAAGAATACCTAGAATGGTATTTGAAAAATGTTGACCATGATTTGATAAATGTTAATCATGCATGTTATATTAATACTTTAAAGGAATACGCAAGAAGTGAAACACGCAGAACGATTTTACTGTTTGTTAATCCCACGGTAACAGCAGAATTTCCGGTCACCAGGGCTCCTGAAAATTTATTAATGCCCAGAATTATTCCAACAGGTATATCTCAGAACGAATTCATAGTGAAAGATCATTGGCCCTATATATTAACCACATGCCATAAGGATGTTAGGGTCAATCATCTATCTCAACCTAATTTAGACTTGTTGTCTACTGCGGTCGTTGAGTCAATAAAAACTAGATCGACTGTTGCTATAGACACTGCTCCTTATCTAACAGGTATTTTTAAAAGAATTGAAAACCTAAATGACTATAAAAAATATGAAACAGCAGGATACCTTGTGCCCTATCAAAATTGGCAGCAATCACAATTAGGACTAGTATGAATATACATCCAGATGCATTTAGTAGTGGACAAGTCGGTAGTAAGATCTGGCTCTGTGAAGAATTAGAAAAATTATATAGCGGAATTAACCTGTTGGCTATATATGGCGGCTGGTATGGTATAACACATTTTTTACTTAAAACTCGTGGAGTTATACAGATAGAAAGATGTGTCAGTTTAGATCTAGACCCTGCATGCCAGCCTATTGCCGATTTGATCAACGAGTACTGGGTGTGGCAAGATTGGCAATTCAAGGCCTTTACAGAAGATTGTAATAAAGCTATCACTAGTCTACGCCAGCCCGATATGATCATTAATACTAGCACTGAACACTTTGAAACTATGGACTGGTGGAACAACATACCCAAAGGTACAGTTGTTGCGCTACAGGGCAACGATATGCCACACGAAGACCATCATGTACACAGCGGTTGTCTACAAGATTTTATGGATCAGTATCCCCTTACTGAACTAGAGTATAGCGGAGAACGAGAATTCGTGTATCCAAATTGGCGTTTTAAAAGATTTATGATAATAGGAACAAAATGAAAATTGTATTAGTTACTGGCGGATTTGATCCATTACACCGAGGCCACATTGCCTACTTCAAAGCGGCTAGATCTTTAGGTGACCAGCTGATTGTGGGCCTTAATTCTGATGAATGGCTGGAACGCAAAAAAGGTCGCGCATTTATGCCCTGGAATGAAAGATTGTGTGTTATCAATAATCTTGCCATGGTTGATGAAGTTTTTACATTTAACGATGAAGACGGATCTGCCAAACATTTTATCCAACAGGTTAGAGCACACTACCCCGATGCTGAATTAATATTTGCCAATGGTGGTGATAGGAATCAAGATAACATTCCAGAAATGGATGTAGTTGACTCTAACTTGACATTTGTCTTTGGCGTCGGCGGCGAGGACAAAAAGAACAGTAGTAGTTGGATACTGGAAGAATGGAAAAGTCCAAAGACAGAACGACCTTGGGGCTACTATCGTGTGCTACATGATGTGCCCGGCATGAAAGTCAAAGAACTAACAGTAGATCCCGGAAAGAGTCTAAGTATGCAACGCCATCAACATCGTAATGAGTTTTGGATGGTTTCAGAGGGCGTCGCCACTGTAGGGTGGGGGCCGGGTTCGAGTAAAATAAAGAAACACAAATCAGAAACTATAAGGATAGACGAGTGGCACCAACTGTCTAATGATACCGATCAACCATTAAAAGTTATTGAAATTCAATACGGAAGCATCTGCGATGAGGCAGATATTGAGCGAAAATCCCAATAACCATTGACTTTTATTTGATTTCCTGTTAAAGTTATGCTTTGTTGCATAACTATTCTTACCAACTAACGAAAAAGGAGGTCATTATGACTGAATCAACGCTAGATAGGGAACAGCCAATCACACAGATTCCTGATGATTTAATCAAAGGGACAAAGATTGTGTTAATGATATTATCATTGATACTTTCAGCATATATGCTGAATTGGGCAGTTTCCGATCAATTAAACAAGTACGAACCTAGTATCGGTTCTCAAATTACAACCGCAATGAGAGAACAGCAATTAGGATGCCTTAGCAAAAACATTTACTACGAAGCTGGTTATGAGCCATTCGAAGGTAAAGTTGCTGTGGCACAGGTAACAATGAATCGTGTTGCAAGCGGGCTATTTCCCCGAGACATTTGCAAAACCATTTATCAGAAGAACATAGTCTACGAAAAGGTTATTTGCCAATTCTCATGGGCCTGCGAAAGAAACACGGGACTACGCCCACCAAACAATGCCGCATACAAAGAAAGCGAAGAAGTTGCCAAAAAGGTATTGCTAGAGGATTTTAGACTACCATCGTTAACCGACGCCCTGTACTATCACGCAGACTATATTAATCCCGGCTGGCGCAAAGAAAAAGTTGCCAAAATTGGACATCACATTTTTTACAAATAAGGACTCAAAATGAAATTTTCACCTATCGGTTTTATTAAACAATTGATTAATTTTGTAATTGTATTCGTAAAGGATCATTTAGGTCATCTCAGTGCTCATACATTGGGCTGGATAACAATCATCCTATTGCATTTTGCGGCCATGCCTACCCTGATCTCAGTGTTGTTAGCACAGAATGACAAATTGCCCCCGGTAGATCTTATGATCTTTATCTGGGCCGCATTGACTACTCTGTTTTTTAAGAGTCTCATCGAACGAAACTTCTTGTACATTGCTACAATCTGTATGGGATTTTTGGCTCAAACTGTTGTGATGGGGTTCATTCTTTTTAAATAAATACTTCTATGCGAGCCATAGAATTTTTACCAGAAAGAAAGTTATCCGCGCCTACTGCTAGCCAGTGCGCGGTTAAACGCCTTAGCAATGTGCGTTATGCCCAGTGTGTGTCATTAGGCATGCGAGCACATGATACTGATCATACCGACGGTACGGGCAAACAAGGACAAAAAGGCAGTGGCCGCAGACTCAAAGGGCGCAAGGCCAAGAGTGAAGTTCATGGCGGCCCCGTGAAAGATTACAGTGGAAAATAAACTATGACAATGGTTCCTTCTTCTGGTCCTGCGTCGGGGCCACAAACTTACTCTATATCGCTTGCTGGAAATGCCACCTCTGGTGGATTTAACCAAAGTGCAGATATAGAGCTGGGTAATAGTTATAATACCACAATCAGTCTAGGAGATTCGTCAGTACGCACACTTACTGGTATATCTAGTGGCGCTATATCAATGTATGATCTGTATGGTAAGAGTAATCGTAAAACACTTACTATAACCTTTGCTTCTAACCAATCAGGCGCTGTAGCTTATCTAAATACCATTTCTGGATATGTGACCGGTAAAACTGATTTCATCATAAATGTTAATAGTAATGTAATTGTCTATGGATACGGAGCTAATCAGGCAGGATTAACTATAACAGGCGGTAACGCAGGCGATACCGTTACGCTGAATAATTACGGTTATATCATGGGAGCCGGCGGCGCAGGTGGGGATTCCTTGTACAGTTGTATATATGTACCACCTACCAATACACTTGCCGCATACGGCCATGATGGCGCATTTGGTTTAGATTATTCCGGTATGTCTACTGGGGTAACATTTAATTATATTAACAATGCAGGATGGATTACAGGTGGTGGTGGTGGTGGCGGCGCAAGTTATGTTACTGGATCTTTAGGATGTTCCTGTAACTGTGATCTAGTTTATTATGATTCGTTCCTAGGCGGTGGTGGTGGAGCAGGTGGTGGACACGGAGGACTTGCCACTCGGTCGTGCGGATGCGGCTCGGGTAGTGGCGGATGCGGCGGCGGCCCGGGTAGTGCTGGAAATTTAGGAGTTTTTGGAAATGGAGGCGGCGGCGGCAGATATGTACCACCGTGTCAAGCCGTTGGCGGTCAGAACAATTTAAATGGCTACGCCGGTACCTCTAGGGGTGAAGGCGGTGGTGCCGGTGGTGCCGGTGCCAGTGATTTTTGGTGTCAATTCCCAGGCCGCTGGATTGCCGGAGCATGTGGTGGATCTGCCGGCAATCCAGGTAAAAGTATCGGTGATGTAATGGCCTGGAATGTGTATTATTATGCAGATGGTGCAGGTGGCGGTGGCGGCTACGGCGCAAGCGGAGGGAACGGGTTTGTTGATTCGGATGGTTCGTCTGTTCCCGGTGGAGTGGGGGGACCAGCAGTTAGATCAAATGGAACCGGTGTACCATGGTTAGGTAGTAATCCAGGAAATATATATGGATCTGTAAGTTAATTTAAGTAACAGAATGGGGAAAGAACAATGATTTATCAAATACCAGGAACAGGAACAAACTTTGTGATCACAGCAGATGATCCAGTTTTGTCTACAACCAGTACTTCGACTATCAATTACATAGTAGGCACAGAAGCAGATGCTACTCGATTATTATCTCAGTATAAACAAGATCTGTTAGATAGTCAGAGTTATAGATTTACTTCCTGTAAAATAACTGTTAATACTGTTACTAATGTAACAACATGGCAGGCCGCCGATTTGGTCAATGATCCCGAAGATCACGAGTTCATGGTATTCAATCATACCAATGGAACTCATGAACCAATTTACGGTAAGACAACAGCTACTAATCGTATCAATGAGTTAAAAAATCAATTTGCTGCCAGTTTAAGATTGGATACTCTTACAACAGCATCTAATATTATTTCTAATCTTCGAGGCGAGCCGGTTAAAACAGGTAGAAATATATCGCAAGGTACACAGCCGCTATAATATGAAAAAAAACAGAGATTTTATCTACGAGTATTCGGATCTAAATTTATTTCACACTAGAGTATTGGTCAAGACCGGTACTTATAAAGATCTAATATTTGATTTTGATTCGGCTCGATCTGAAACGAGTCACTTGGGGACTAATTTCAGTTTTAAATATATTTTATATCAAAAACCTAAGGAGTTTGAAAATGTGGCTCTTAGGGAGAATCCTGAATTCCAAAAATTCATAGGCGATCTTGTTATTGATGTTATTACGGCTCGTAGAAAAGATAAAAAAGAACATGAGAAACTAATGGAAGCGGCCAGTCCTAACGGAGTACAAAGTTCTAAGATCAAGATAGATCCTAAATTTTATCCAGAACGTCATTGCTTTAGTCCCCCAAATCAACCGCAGCCTCAAGTCGAAGGAATGCAGGAGTTTTAATATGTCAGTAACCCGAGTCGAAGCGGCACACAGTTTTGTCTATGATGGTGCAAGAATTAATATATTCCATGCTAATAAAGGTGAGGGCTTACCTAGACACAATCATAACTTTGCTCATGCAACATTCTGCACAGCAGGCTCTTGCTATGTGCGCAAAGAAGGCAAAGAGATTGTCATGGACAAGTACACACAACCTATCAATCTCAAAGAAATAGAGTGGCACGAAATCGAAGCCATAGAAGACGGTACTGTGTTTACCAATGTATTCTCAGATGGAAAATACTAAAACTCAGCTGGTTCAACAAATTGAGAGATTAAAATTTTTTGATGTTTTATATCCTGGCTGTACTTCTGATCCAGGATTTCACGGACTCGATAATCGTGAAACATATGAAAAGAATCTACAGACCTGTCCTGAAAATTGGCACTACCGAAACAGAGATGTAAAATATACTCTAAACAGTTTAGGCTATAGGGCTCCGGAGTTTGACCAGATTGATTGGAAAGAGTCTGTAGTTATTTTCGGATGTTCAATGGTGTTTGGCATAGGCATAGATGACAGCGAAACTATGTCTGCACAGCTAGAAAATATTCTAGGAAGACCTGTAATTAATATGGGTGTTGGCGGAAGTTCAATTACTTTTGCACTACACAATTCTATCATATTAAAAAATATTTGTCCTAACCCCTATGCAGTTATACAAATTTGGTCGAGTATTGACAGAACTGTCTATTATGGAAAAAATCTTAGGCATATAGGTCCGTGGGTGTTGCCTCAAGACTCGGCTGGAAGATTTTTTCATAGCTGGTCCGAGCACAATGATAATGGACTTGTCCATGCTCTAATGGCCAGTATGGCAAGCCGACATCTTTGGAGCAATACGAGATATATAGAAGCTAGTTTGTTTGAAACTACCTCTGCCGCAATAAATTGCAAACAGTTGGGGTTAGGAATAGATCGTGCTAGGGATATGCAACATCCCGGACCAAAGACTGTAAGGAATGTTGCATGCAGACTTGCTAGAGATTTAAACAGTATTACAGGTTTTTAAATCTTTGGATACAACTCTTGGTCAACTCACGCCATTTGATTAATTGATTTATTTGAAAATTTTCTACCGGTAGGTTGGTAAATTTACTCAATTTATCTATCAGTAGTTTAGGATCAGAGGTAGTTAATTCTTTCCAAGATATATTAACAACTCTAGGTTCTAATTCCGGTCTTGGTCTAAATCTATTAAGGGCCTTGCCAAATAGATGCCAGGCAAACCATTCTCTATCTTTTTTGACTTCTGTTTCCGATATATTTTTATCGTCGAACCCCCATTTTAATATAAAGCAGGTGGCTATGTCTGATACATCCTGCGCACTATAGTTTATTTTAATCGCTTTATCGAAATGCTCTAATATTAAATCCATGTCCCAAATATGAGTTTTAACATACACAACATCAGACTGAAGTGGGGCGTCTATCAATGCAGTAATAAGTTTTTTATTATCATCGAACATATTATCGTTTCTTAACCCTGGAACATAGGGTCTTTCTAGATTATGAGCATTACCGCTTTCGCTGAATTGCCATTCGCTATTATCGGCAATTTGAGCATACCAAATAAATGAAGAAAGAAACGATCCTCCTGTTCCGCCTGCATAGGAAATTGGAATTATATCTGTTCTAAGAGCCATAGTGAGATATTTATGGTGTAAATTTACATAGATAAAAATTTGACAAGACTCTAAAAATAATGTATAAATATAGATATGGCATATTCAGACAAAGTAATCGATCATTATGAAAATCCTCGCAATGTTGGCAGCTTTGCCAAAGACGAGGAAGGTGTTGGTACAGGCATGGTCGGAGCACCTGCCTGTGGAGATGTAATGAAACTCCAAATCAAAGTAGAAGATGGAATTATTAAAGATGCACGATTCAAAACATACGGATGTGGATCAGCAATCGCAAGCTCAAGTCTTGTTACAGAATGGGTCAAAGGAAAAACGCTTGACCAGGCACGAGAGATATCTAATAGCACAATTGCTGAAGAACTTGCCCTTCCACCGGTTAAAATACATTGTAGCATACTTGCAGAAGATGCTATCAAAGCCGCAATAGATGATTACCGTAACAAACACAGCCAAACTTAAGATCAAGCAGAATCTTGACAAGCGCGGCAAAGGACAGGGTATCCGCATCGGCGTTAGGACCACAGGATGCAGTGGGTTAGCATATACATTGGAATATGTAGACAACTATATAGCCGAGGAGGGTGTAATCAATTATGCTCAAAATGACTTTGTTGTACTGGTGAGCCAAAAAGATGTGCCCTATCTAAATGGATTAACAATGGACTGGGTTCGAAATGGACTCAATGAAGGATTTGATTTTATTAATCCCAACGAACGCGACCGTTGTGGTTGCGGAGAAAGTTTTAGAATATAATTATGGAAACAATAGTAATCACTGAATCGGCCAAGGCCAAAATAGACGATATTCTTGCTGAAGAAAATAACCCAAAAGTTGCCCTACGCACATTTGTACAAGGTGGTGGATGTAGTGGGTTTCAATATGGGTTTACCATTGACGAGCAACAGAACGAAGATGACTTTGTTTTAGAAACTGGTAAGTTTCGAGTACTAGTGGACAGCATGAGTTATCAATATTTGGCAGGAGCTACTATTGACTACAAAGACGACATCATGGGATCTAGCTTCACTATTAAAAATCCAATTGCTACATCTACCTGCGGATGCGGTAGTTCCTTTTCTGTGTAACATCTACACTGTTAGATTGGTATGACTAAAAAGACATTTGATTGGAAGAAAGAAACAGTGCAGATGCTAGGTCGCTGGCAACCTTGGCATGCAGGTCATAGAGCATTGTTTGAGCGTGCTATTGTCAAAACAGGACAGGTATGTATCATGATTCGTGATTGCGAAGGGTGGAACGACAGCAATCCGTTTAAAAAAGAAGAAGTAGAAAACTTTATACATGCCGATCTAAAAGAACAATACGAAGGACAATATGTGATATTGTTTGTCCCTAATATTACAAACATTACCTATGGTCGCAATGTTGGGTATGATATTGAGAAAGAAGTCTTCGATGATGATATCCATGCTATTTCGGCCACCGACATCAGACGATCTATGGGTCTTAAATGACTAAAAAGATACTAGTAATGGGCTTGCCCGGCTCGGGTAAAACTACCTTTAGTCAAGAGCTTGTTAAAAGATTAACATCGGTTAGTTGGTTCAATGCAGACTCTGTTCGAAAGCAGTTTAACGATTGGGATTTTAGCCCAGATGGAAGATTACGTCAGGCACAGCGTATGTGCAAACTGGCAGAAGACTCAAATACTGATTTTGCCATATGCGATTTTGTATGTCCCATAGAAGAACTGCGAGATATAATGAATGCCGACATTGTAGTTTGGATGGACACAATCAAAGAAGGCCGCTTTGAAGATACAAATCGGTTGTTTGTTCCTCCCAAAAAGTACGATTATAGAGTAACTGATTGGACAGATGTTTGGTTAAAAACCATAAATGATCTTGACTTTTACCAAAAATCTCTGTATAATAGTTAAATCGCAACAGAGACAGGACACACATGCAAAATATCATTCAAACCCTTGAATCCGATAACAGCCGACTTTTTAAAGAAGAAGTAGTACTTCAGCAGGCCCTACAGGATAATTTAGAATTCTTTGAAGGGTGTCGTATGGCCTATGACCCTATGATTACCTTTGGTGTTAAAAAAGTCCCTATTTTTAGTGGCCCCGACGGACAAGGCCTGCCCTGGGCGGCATTCAAACAGTTGGCCTATAGTCTAGCCAAACGAGAACTTACAGGACATGATGCTCGCGATGCTATTGAGCTTGCCCTTTCTGCTTCAACCCGAGAGCAATGGAACGATTGGTATCGTCGAATCTTAATCAAAGATCTCCGTTGTGGTATCAGCGAAACTACCGTTAACAAAATGCTACTCAAAGCCAACAAGGCAGAATGGGTAGTCCCTCTGTTTGAGTGTATGTTGGCACACGACGGTGCTAAACATGAATCGAAGATTGTAGGTAAGAAACTACTCGAACCCAAACTGGACGGTGTTCGTGTCATTACCATTATTAATGCAGACAATAAAACTGCTACCATGTATAGCCGCAATGGCAAGATACTGGAAAACTTTGGTCATATTACCACTGCCATTGAAGCAAATATCAATTTGTTTGAACGCAGTATCGTGCTCGACGGCGAAATGGTTAGCTCTAGCTTCCAGGCATTGATGAAACAGGTGCATCGTAAGAGTGATGTGCAAAGTGAAGACGCCCGACTGATGCTGTTTGACATCATGCCTTTGAGCGAATTCCAAGCAGGTAAAAGTGTGCTAGGACAAAAGCGCCGTAGTGCTCTGCTACGCTCAATGAAGCCTGTATTTGACAACATTGGTGGATTAGACATTATTCCACAAAAAGAAGTTGACCTAGATGAGTATGTAGGTGAACTCGAATTTAAACAATATAACAAAGATGCCATCGAAGCAGGCTTTGAAGGCATTATGGTTAAAGATGTTAACGCAGTCTACGAATGTAAGCGTAGCCGCAGTTGGCTCAAAATGAAACCCTTTATCGAAGTTAGCCTTACTGTACTGGAAACAGAAGAAGGCACAGGCAAGAATGTGGGCAAAATGGGCGCACTGGTCTGTGAAGGCGAAGAAGATGGTAAATTGATTAAGGTAAATGTAGGTTCTGGGTTCAGTGACCAGGACCGGGATGAGTTTTGGCAGTGCCGAGTTGATGGGCAGGTAGTAGAAGTCCGTGCAGACGCTATTACTCAAAATCAAGACGGGACCTATAGCCTGCGCTTCCCTCGCTTCCTACGCTTCCGTGGGTTCACTGCTGGTGAAAAACTGTAAGGAGTTTATAAAGTCGTGTCAAAAGAAGGAATTATTTCCTCAGATGGTGTTGTACAAGAAGTATTACCCAATGCAATGTTTAGAATTAAATTAGAGCACGGACATGTTATACTAGGGCATGTCAGTGGTCGTATGAGACAGAACAAGATCCAAATTCTATTAGGCGATCGTGTTAAAATCGAAATGTCGCCCTACGATCTAACCAAGGGTCGTATTGTCTACCGTGAAAAATAATCAATAAAAAAGCCCCTTCCGGGGCTTTTGTCTTATCCTAAATAGTTTATCCAGCTAGGATGTGCAACATTCCAGTCTAGTTTCTTGCGCTTGTCAACTAGTTGGAAGTAGCTGGGCTTATAGGGCTTGACCTTAGGAACAATCTTCTTGTTGTTACCCTTGTTGGCATTACATGGCCCGCAGGCAGTACAGCAGTTTTCCCATGTGGTCTTACCACCGTGACTTGTCGGTAACACATGATCTAGTGTAGATGTCTTGCGCAGGACATCATCGCCGCAGTATTGGCAAACATAGCCGTCACGAAGAAAGACATTTTGCTTGCTAAAACGCACGCCTGTCTTTTTCTTTTGGTATTCCTTCAAAATCATAACCGCAGGTACGGCTGTTTGCCACTTTTCACTGTGGACAATCCATTCATCGTACCATTCTAGCACCACAGCCTTGTCTGTAACAAGGTATCGTATGGCTTCTTCCCATGAAATTGTGCTCAGAGGAAGGTAGCTAACAGGGCTTGCGTCGGCATTTAGTATTAATGTCGCCATTTTTTTCTTTCTAGACTCAGTATTTATATGTGTAAAAATTGACCTAGTAAGTATAGCATATTTTTAACCAAAGAGCAACTAAATACCGTATGAGCTTCGATCGATCAGGGTCTTACAAGGATAACCAATGTCAATAAATTACATCAATACGGGTACTAGCCCTAATGCGGGCGATGGCGATAGCCTAAGAACAGCGTTCACTAAAATTAATCAAAATTTTGGATACCTAAGCACATTGACAAATGGTGGAGGTGGCGGCGGAATGCCTGGCGGTGCTGGCCCCCAGGGCCCAACAGGCCCCCAGGGCCCAACAGGTGCCGCAAGTACAACCCCAGGCCCTACTGGCGCTATCGGCCCTACTGGCCCTGCAAGTACAGTGGCGGGCCCAGCCGGGCCACAAGGACCGAGCGGTCCAGCCGGATCTAATGGATTTTCTACAACTTCGACCC